TAGGTCAGATATAGTAGTATCCAGAGAAGTAAGTATGGTGTCCTTAGCTACTCCCATTTGCTTAGATAGCTGCTCAATTTTAGCGTCTAACTGCTCATCAGTAACCTGCCCCTCATTGGCTACTCGTAGTTCCCCAATAGCATCCCATACCTCTGTACGGAGTGTAGCTATCTCAGCTACCCTATCGTTGTTTAGATCTGTCATCTTACTGTCTAACGCAGCGTCATCAGTGTTTATAGTCTTCAGTAACTCTCCTCTAGTTACTTCTAAGTCGCCAGACACCTTCGTTACTGCGGCAGCGATTGCCTCATCCCGAGTGGTACCTTCTACCTCCATAGCCTTAACAAATTCGTCGGCTAACCTGCGTTCTACGTCTATAATATTATCGTTAGTCGCCTTAATATCGACAGCAATCTCATCACCTAGTCTACCAAGGGCAGTCGCTAGCATGGCGTGCGTAACAAAGTTATTGTCGGCCTCTACTAGATTATTTATAGCCCCTTCAATAGCCTCTATACGGGTAACGTTGGGGTCGTTATCCATAATCGCATCAATCTGAGCATTGAGGTCGTCTCTAAGAGCATTTAGTTCATTTTGCGTAGCAGGGATCGCGGTGCCAAACTCTGGGTCGTTTTGCAATCTCTGTTGTATCTGAACCTCAGCGGAACCTACTGTCTTACGAGTAAACGTAGCGACTTCTTCATCACTTAGTGTGTAGCCTTTTGATTCCGCAAAGTCTCTAACCTGTTGCTCCGTCATAGTGTAGCGTACATCTTCTGGCTCAGTAGCTAACCACTCACCGATAGCCACGCTGATGTTTTCGGGGCCATACTTATTTTGGAACTGCTGCATCTGAGCGCCAGTCAAGTAAACACCGTGGTCATCTATACCCGCAGTACGTATCTTCCCAGTTCCAACCGTGGCGATACCATAGCCCGGCTTTTGCGCTACGAATTCACCAATACCGGCTTGTGCGTCTTCTAATGTATCGCCAAGGAACTGTTCCGCCTGTGCATCAGTAATAATTCTACCGTTACTAAGGAACTCGTTCTTAATCTGCTCTACAGTTACAGCAGGGGTACCTACATCCGTATCGGGGTCTTGTATATCTAGTTTTAATACTCCCGTTACGTTCTCTTCCGTATCCTGCCCTACGTATAAATCTGCTTCTTCGTCGGTAAGAATGACACCCTCTGCAAGCGCAGCTTCTTGCACTTCTCCTCGGTCTGTGAATAGGGGGTCAATGTATTCGGCAACGTCGGCGGTTAGGTCTGTATCAGCGCCAACTGCACCTACAAAGTTTGATATGTCAGCATCGCTAGCTGCAAACCCTAAGTCTTCAAACATCACCGACACTTCTTGACTACTGTTATATTCTGAGTCAAAAGACAAGTCTAGTATATCTGTGCGGATAGCAGTGTCTTCTATACCGAAGTTATTTAGCACGGCTTCCACATCTGCCGAACTACCGCCGTTACCTATCGTGTCCGCTAGTTCTAGTTGGAAAGTGGGATTTCCGTTCATTAGAATCCTACCCTCTACACTGCTCGGATCACTACTACCGGGGGCACTAGGGTCAATAATATTTAGTCCGCCTACAGTACCTGCGACGGTACCTTCGAGAATTGCCCCCAAAGTTGCGGACGTAAGTATATTTTGCGACCAGTCGCGATCGGGGTCTAGTCCAGAGTTATATATTAACAACTCCTTAACGGCTGCTACACTACCCTCTTCTATACCCCCAGTTATCGCTTCTGAACTCACGGGCTTGAGAGTTTCGTACATCTGCAAGAATGTATTTTTCTCTTTAAGTGTGGCTGTAGACATGTCTTTGCCAAACACTTTTTTGTACATGTCCGCGCCACCGATACCCATAGTTAGGCCAGTAACCATCATAGAACTCATACCTACGGCGTGGGCGTTCGCAGATGCAAATCTTTCTGCTTCTTCTGCGGTCATGGGGGCTTCCATCTCCCCGGTTACGGCATTAAATTTTGGGGTTGTAGCTAGGGCATAGAACTCATCGTATGCGCCGCTAGCTTCTCCGCCGTACGCCTCCGCCATGTCGATTGCTACAGCTCCAGTAAAACCAAAAGTATTAGACATAGCAGATACAATCTCGTCAGACTGCTTTAGTCCTCTACCTATAACTTGTCCCGCGAGTTTGAACCCACCACCAAACAATAACGTAGGTACCTCTTGTATGACTTCTTTCATCACGAGGTCTTTTACAAACATGTCGGGGTAAGTGCTTATAGCTTCCCAGACTCCATCACTTTCTAGCAGCGCGTACATCTTATCGCGCGCTTGTCGATAGTCTTCTGTATGCGTGGCGTTAGCCATACCACTTATAGCGTTTGTTACTTCTTGGAAGGTAGAACCCGGTATCTCGGATTGTCCAGATTCAAAATCTTCTATCATGGCTTTGTGTATGTTTTCGTTATACTCTAACCCAGCCGCAGCATAGTGTGGCGCAGGAGACATACCTATAGGGACGTTCTTAACAGTCTCTATAAACCAATCTATGCCACCCATAAACTCGTTAGTTGCTTCAATTACGTTTACGATGTCGTCTACAAACTGCTCGGCTGATTTACTTCCCGTCTGGGGGTCGCCACTTATTATGCCGGAGACACTACCGGAGTAGGGCAAAGCAAAATCTGCATCCTTATATTTCTCTAGAGTATCTAGCATGCCCTTAGCGGTCTCGTACCACCAGTTACCTGCGACGTCTTCTCCCACGCTTTGGGGCATCTCTCCAAGGGTTTTTAGCCATGCTTCGGGGTCTGTAACCAGTAAGGTCTCTAGGGGATCACTTGACCCAAATGCGGCTTGAAACTCTTCGGTTTGCATGGCTGGAACGGCTTCTGTTAAGTTACCCTCCGCGTCTTGCTCCTGCACGTATGTCGTGCCGTTAGCATTGGCTTCGTAGAACCTAAACCCACCATCATCCGTTTGTTCTGTTATCGTCTGGTTCTCGGCTAACTTAATGCCTCCGTTTACGTAAGATACGTCTTGTCCATCTGGCCCAGCAAAGGTGCCATTTAGAGGCTTCATCTCTCCATCTACTATTGCGTACTGGTTGTTAGTCTCCTGCACGGTCAGTACATTGTTACCAAACCTATCCGTACCTTGAAGGACTAGTCCGTACTCGTCGTCGTAGGAAACAGATTGCATACCCTCAGTGGACACCACTTCCCACGTTAGTTTGCCTGTTACAGGGTTAAAGGTCAGTCGCGCATCCCCGGACACCACATCTGCCCAGTCCGCAGCGCCCCCAAGTGCGATACCCATAGAACTTTTTTGGTTGCTCTCTTCTACTACTAATTTACGCCTGTCCCCAACGGGTACGAAGTCCCCGACTTTTAAATCCTCAAACGGTAATCCAGCCGCCTCAAGCCGCTCTTGCATGCTGCCAATGTTTTCTTCCGTAAGAACGTACTCTTGAGCGCCACCCAAATCAGACAGTGCCATAAGAGAACTTTGCACGCGCCATGTTAGTGCGGCTTCGTTCGCTAGTCCGTCTTTTAGAGCCTGTATGTCGCCCCCATAGGTCTGATTGAGGCGGTTTCTAATTCTTTGGAGTTCTTCTGGAGATAGTTTAGCTGGATTTATACCCGCTGCGGTTATAGCGGTGTTCATCAACTTATTAAATGCGGCGTCGTACTGCGTCCCAAACTCTTCTGCATTAGCAGCGTCGCCGTTTCTTAGGCCGTTTTGTAGGTAGTGGTCGTACGCACTCTCTCCCTCAGGGATGTTGTGTTTTTGTCGGTACCAAGACTCATCAAAATTAGGAGCAAGGTTTGACACTGTACCTTTTTCCAGTTCTAAAAATGCGGGGGTTAGATTGTCGTTCAGTATGACTGTAGCCTCGTTGAGGTCGTCACTAGCGTTGTTAAAATCCTCGACCGCATCATTATGCGCATTCTGCGCATTGGTCATGTTATTGTCGTACGTCTCTAGGAGAGGTTGGTACTCTGTAGTTGCTTTATCTATGTACGCAGTTAGGGCGTTGTTGTACGCGTCTATATCTGACTGGCGACCTGTAGCTTCCGCGTAAGTTTGTAAATCCTCAACGGATTGCCACTCATCTTTCATCTGTGTCTGGATAGCGGCGGCGTCTGAGTAGTTCGTATCGTAAACACCTTGTTGGCGATCCATCTCTTCAGTAGCCAGTCTTGTATTAGTGAACTCCCCAGTTACCTTATCCGCCATAACGGCAAGGTCATCCCCTAGGGTTCCGTCACGTATGGAGTCCTTCGCAGCGGCAGCGGCGGCGCTACCAATCGTCATCAAAAACGCAGTAGAAGCGTCTCCACCCAAAGCGGCGCTAACCACAGCGCTGTTGATTGCTTGGGTCATTAACCTAGCCCCCACAACGTCGTTCGCGTATTCGCCTATATTTTCTTCCACTATTTTAGTAGTAATAGTTGCCGAAGTTAGCGCCTGAGTCATAGCCGCTTCGTCTATCTCCCCATTTACTACAGCGTCCTTTAGCCCTTCTTCAATAGCATCTCGTGCCCCCTCAGGAAGGTTTTTGAACGTATCTCCAGTAGCTACTTTTAGCCTCTCCCTTACAGCGTCCATGGAGTCTAGTGGTATACCTGCGGCTTTGGAGGTGTTTATAAACCCGTCCAGCACAGATGTAGCGGCGTCAGTTATAGGAGTTAGTACTTTAGTGTCTATCTTGTCTGCTATAGCTTCAAAGTCATCGAAGATGGGCTGTAGTACGTCATCATCAAATTTAGACAGTAGGTCATCTATATCAGAAAAATCAACCCCCACAGCAGCTTCTATGCCGCCGAGTATGGGCTGTAACACCTTGTCATCAAAAGCGCTTAGGGCGTTTAGGGTAGTCTCAGACAGATTCACACCGTACTCTTTTAGTACCGCCTCTATGTCATCCCCAACTCCGGTGGAGGCAATCCAATCTTTAACCGCCTCAGTCCCCGCAGAGGCCAACGCCTCCTCAAAAGAATCTCCGGCTATCATCTTATTCGTAACGTCGTTTAGCCCTTCTATTATTGCGGGGCTGAAGTTATCAGCAGTAATCCCTAATTTAGCGAAACCCGACTGTATGAAGTTTCCACCATATGTAGACATCAAAAATTCTTTTGGGTCGCCTGTCCCGATAGCGTTGAGTAGTAATATTGTTTCGTTGTAGGTCATTGCCCCTAAACCTACACCTGCTAGTAGCCTCGCTTTTTCGGCGGCACCGGCAGCGGTAACGGCTGCGTCTGTGGCTCCACTGGCTTTCGATGCGGCTTCGGTGGCTTTCACTGCTTTTTCCACATCGGCGGCACTAGGAGGAGGAGTAATTTTCCCTGCTATCTTTAGCCCGGCGATAGCAACGGTAACATAATCCATACTGGTTATCGTCTGACCATTAGCTGCCCGTAAAGCCACCATAATAGCGGCTGGAATCGGCCCCATTAAGGATATAGCCGTATTCATAGCGTTAAGCGCGCTGTTCCACTGGTCTTGAGTACTGTCCCAATACGACTGTTCTTGCCCGTTGTTTTTCTGACCATACAGCAAATCGTACTGATTTAGCGTGTCTAGGGGGTCATCTTGATCCTTAAACGAGTCATATATATCGTCAGACACTACCTTCCACATATCTCGGGGATCAGCACCAAAACCAGCAAAAAGAAAGTCGGTAACGTCATCCAGTACCCCCCTTTCAAAGTAATCTTCAGGGTCGCCAAAACCTATTTGCGCCAATGCGTAGGGAGTAGCGGTGAACAACTCGATTCTAGGATTTTCGTCGAAGATTAGTTTTCCGTCCGCCCCCCTTCTTTCTGTCTCTTCCGTATTAAGTGAGGGGCCAGCAACAAACTCCTCATTCCACACGTCATAGTAGAAGTAGGAGTTGTCCGAGTTTTCGTTGAGTAGCGACACAAAATCCCGCTTAAAGTCGTCTTCCTCTATGAATCCTCTGTCCCGTCTACTCTCTAGAAGGGTCATTTTTAGGTGGTGTGGGGAATCTCCATAGGCTTTTAAATATGCACCTACGTCTCCAGACTCTATAATCTCATCCATGTACTCAATGTAGCCCTGACGCTTACGCTCGAACTCTTTAGCGATTATCAGCTTGCCCGAAGCTCCGTGGCGGTTTTGATCCACCATATTTCCTTCAGCATCAAATTGGTCAAACCACTCTTGCGCAGTGGTGGCATCCACCCCCCGGCTTATCATGTTGTTGTAGGTGTATATGGCGTCGTATTCTTTATATTCCCTCGTACCCGAAAAAGACTGAAACCCTGTTTCTCCAGAAGTGTCGTACTCTCCGCCCGCCAGATTATCGACAATAGTGCCGTCGGCTAGAGTGGTGTATTTTTGGTCAAAAGCGTTGAACCCCAACATGCCCAGCTTCTCTTGGTCATACTCTTTATACGCGTCACGGGTGCTACTAAGTACCCTCTCCATATACAGGTTTGGGTTTAGGATGTAAGCATCTTGATCCCAAGGAAAACGCTGTAAAGTCTCTTGGATACCGCGTTCTCCATACATAGCACGGGAGAAACTTGCGAGATCATCTACTTGCTGTTGTTGGAGTTCCCACTCCCCCGTAGCGTGCTCCAAAGCACCACCACCACCACTGCCAGTAAAGTCTGAAGCTACTGGAGGTGGCACGTTACGTACGGTCTGACCCCAATTCTCTAGGGCCGCGCCGTATGATGTGTCATTATTAAAATCCGCCCTGTCAGGTTTTAGTACGTTGCCTGTATACCCGCGAGTTGAAGCCCAGTCTCGCGTAGGTATCGGAATATCCCCAAACTTAGCTATCCGCTCATCGTCCCACGTAAGCCACGATATATCGAATCTTTCCCGTACAGCTTGTTTAGCTAGGTTAAGGTCGCCGGAGCGAATGGTTTTACCGTCTTTTAGGTCTTGATGAAACTGCTGTACAGCCGGATCACTATCCAACATATCGTAATACGAAGGAGCGGGAGTATTAGCTAGCCATTGCGCGTGAGCTTGAGACATATTAGTTTTTTACCAGTAATCCAGTGAATGAGGCAGCGCCATCGTTATTACCTGAGCCAGTGTCGAGTGAGCGACACTCTATATCAGTCTTCTCGGGGATGGCTAGGGGGCGTGGATATAATACGTTTAAATACGTCTCACGTAAAGGGTGCTTAAAGTCTGAAACAAACGGAGAGTCTGCAACTGGAGACCTAGTAACGAAGTTACCCAAAGAAAAATCGGCGGCGGTGTTTAGGCGAATACTATAACGGAATACTACAGAATCTAGGTACAAGGTGTATCCGGCAGGCACAGTGTATATCGCAGCAGCACTACTGTTACGCAGTGTACTAGAGTTAGCGTTATCTTGTACCAAGTATTTTGTGCCTGTAGGTACTCCACTACTAGTCCCTACTGAGTCTGTTACATATATGTCTCCAAAGTTTTTTGTGTTTGTCCCCACAGTTACGCTAGAGATCCTAAAAACGCGTATATAAGTGCTAGCGGTGGCTACCTGTGTACGCCCCTGCATGATTATAACTTCAGACTGCAAGTTATAGTTGGCGTCTAGCCCCTCAAGTAGGAGGGTTTTAGTCCCTGTCTGATTTCCAGAGTCCCCGTCGTCGTTGTTAGAACTACTACTCACATATAAAGTAGCCGCAGAAGTACGGTAGGGCTGTAACCCCCCGCCCCAACGAACAGTCTCTTCAGTGGTGTCGCCGTCGCTAATGTCAGGGTTTACCCCCCATATAAATACGGGAATGACACCTTCTACGTCACCTTTTGCTACTTGTAGTCTGTATGGGTCTTGAGTAGCCATATTAGTTCGCTATTAGCACTCCGGTAAATTTACCTGTTACTTCGGCAGCGTTCGAGTTAGTGGAAAAAGTAATTAGCTCTACATCCACTTTTTCTGTCAACTTAATGTAGTTGGGGAAGTCTACATTTAGTAAGTTAGACCTTAGGGGGTAGTTAAAGTAGGCCACCTCTGCCCCATTAGTTACAAACTCCTGAGATATAAGCGAGATAAACGAGAACCCTGAGATGGTAGCCCGTATGTCAGTTTTAAGCTGTACTAGGTCTATATACAAAGTGTGTCCGGCAGGTACAGTGTATGCCGCCGCTGCGGACGTGTTTAGGGGAGCGTTATCGTCCGCACTTATTATTAAATAGATAGCGTTGTCAGGAACTCCACTAGTAGCCCCAGTAACAGCTACGTATACTATACCTGCGTTTTTACCCCCAGACCCTACAGTTACAGCCTCTACCTTAAATAGACGAATATAGCTTAGCGAACTTTCTACCTGAGTCTGTCCGTTTAGAGTAATAGTTTCCGATACAGCATTGTAGTTGGCATCTAACCCCTCAAGCAGGACTGTCCTAGCCCCCGAACCTGCGGAAGTATCGTTGGTATTCGCACTACTAATAAACACTGTAGCGGCCGAAGCGGGCTTTACCATACGCCCTCCTTGGTACTGTATGGTCTCTGCTGTATTCTGAGCTTGATCTTTATTGTAGCCAAAAACCGTTATATTAGACGCTCCGGGGATCTCTCCTCGGGCTACCTGATCGTCGTAAGGCACGTCTACCCCCGCAATATTGCGTAGAGCGTTGTCTAGTTGGTTGAAGTACTGACGTAGTATACGGTTGTGTTCGTTTGTCGCCCTTGGACTATACTCTGACTTAGCATTAGGTAGAGATGGAGCAACAAACGGTATGTTGTACTTAGTAGTATCCCCCGGCATTATCTTCTCCCATCAGGGCGGATGTCTAGTCTTTGTACTCCCGACTGCCATGCTACGCCCGAGTCAGTAGACTCTAGTTTTATAGATATTTGTCTACCACGGATACGTAAGTATATCTGCCCAGTGTATTCCTCTACAGGAGTGGTAACAGTACGTAAGACGGTAGCACTAGAGTTTCCCCCCACGCTGGCGGGAGATGCCCGCCCAGACCCAGAGTCTGCGAGTGTAGACAACGACATGTTTATCGCCGCACCGTCCACTGTAGACCCATCAAAGGTCACATCCGGTAGTAGTCTCCGCACAAAGGAAAACTTATCCCCATCGTCGATGTCAAACTGTGCGGAGGTTATAAATGCGTTAATAGGATTTACCGTGGCTGTCTCCACGTCGTCGTTACCTACTTCATGTTCTACCAACGTGTTGTTGTATGTAGCGGCGTACGGATGCCCCTGTAACCCTGAATCTAACCACGCGGTGCGCCCCATAGTGCCGTAGTACCAAATATCTTCTTGGTAGTTGTAGACTACGTACTTGTCATTAGTGCTAGAGGTGCTTGATGGGTAGAACCACCATACCTCATGGAATGCTTCGTTAGTACCAGATGTAACTTGGTTGTATTGCGAGTCGTTAAAGTCGTTAAAGATAAACTTACGTAGGTCACAGCGTAACGGTTGTGTTGTACCGTCGTACTTGTAAAACTTATCTCTACCCATCCAATAAGCAGTGCCGTTAGCGTAAGCAACAGAGGCTTTACTAGCAATAGAAGTGTTCTCTCCTACTAGCTGTGCCGCCCATACTGCGGGTGCCCCTACGTATTGAAATGCGTACATGGCGGAATCTGTCCATACTAAGATTTCCTGCCTAGATTGGATAGCAGATACTATCTTACTGCCCTTAGACAGAGTAAGGCTACCGGCTTGGTTTGTAGCGGAGGGTGCCCAGTTAGTAGCGTCTTCTTGGTCTGACCAGCGGATCAACATATCGTCTTGATCTGAGCCAAGGTATGGGTTACACCCAAAAGCAAAGCAAAATCTACTAATGTCAGATACAACGATACCGTTCTGTTTGGTAGGTACCCCTGACGCGCCAGTTTCGGCAGACAATAAAGTAGCTCTAGTAGTCAACGTGTCACTAGCATCCCACAGGAAGATGGGGCCACCCACAGGGCCAAAGATAAGGTCTTCGCCGAAGTTAGCTTGGCTCCACAAACGGATTTGCGAAATAGCGGATAGCACGGTTCCATCTTTGTGCCCCCAGTCTCCCTGTCCCCAAGTACCACCACCCCAACCAGAAGTAGGTACATCAATAGCTGATCCGGTGTTTATTTGGTACGCAGCAGTTACGCTAGAACCCCCGCCAGTAGCCACACTTGTAGCGTTAGCGCCAGTATCTACAACAAACGACTGCCCATTAGCAGCTATAGAGATTATCTGATGTTCTTTGTTTATGTTAGCAGCGACTATACCCCCAACATCGGCTGACCCCCCGAGGGTAACGAAGTCATTCAGCTTGTATCCGCCAGTAGTATCTGCAATGGATATTTGGCTTTCTGTACCGCCAGTTGTGTTAGTGGTGATCGGATTGGCCGCGAGAGTAGCCTGTGCCTTACGCAGTGGGGTGATGTCGTTGAATACCGCACCACTTTCCAGATAAAACTTCAGGTGCGTACCTACACCGAATATGTCCAGCCCAGCTAATGTAGACCAATTCCACAAAGAACGGCACACGCCTAGGAACGTATTGCTAGATATGGCTTGCCAGCCCCCGATCTTCTCAGGGTTGCCTTGGCGGAAACGTACCTTATCGGACTCCCACCAGCCACCTTCACTAGTGTACCGAGTATTCTCTCGGTTTACTCCGGGCTTAATTACTATCTTCTGTATGGTCATGTTTAATCTCTATTAGCGGTTTAATATATGACTAGTTTAGGTAGTGTAGCGCCTTATATCCGGCCAGTTATAAACCTAGTAACACCACATCACTTCTTTGCTACATCGGATGTCAATGTGTACAAAACCTTTGGCTATGCCTATACCACCGAAGCCCAGTTCTAGAGCTTTCTTTACTATAAGGCGGCGTTGTTGGCCTCCAGATACTTTTATGTCTGCGGCGATACCTTGAGCGTGTGTGCCCGGAGTCGCTTTGCGTTTCTCAATACTATGGAGAGGGCTTCTGTACCCAGATGTAACTATGAAAGGAAACCCGCAGGCTTCTCGTAGGTCATCTAGTTGGTCAATGAAGTCAGGCTCCATCTCGTTCTCGCCGGTCTCTTGGCAGTCAAAATCGCTTATCTTGAAGTACTTGTACCGGCTCACTTGCGCATTCCCATTATCTTGCTTGCTCCTCGTATACCAAAAGAGCTTGAGATAGCGATAAACAGTAGATATTGATACCATTCTGGTAGACCTTCTAGTGCGGCAAACCCTAATGTAACTCGGTCGATTATCGTAGTGTCATCAGCAATAATAGCGTAGCCCACCATGAATACAGGTATGGCTAAGACGACCGTCCAGAACTCATCTTTCCAGCTTGTTGCCGAAGCATCAGCCATCTTAGATTCCCAGTCCGCATCGTTTTGGATGATTTCCATCTTGGCTTGGTGGACAGCCTGCTTTTCTTCAGCTTTGTTTTTAAAATAGCCTCCAACAAGTTTAGATACTGGAGCAATTAAGCTAGTCAGATTTAACACGGTTAGTAAGCTCCCTCACGGTATCAGATTCCCATATTCTTAATGCGAACCATATGATACTGAATATACCGGCAACGGGCGGAACCCATGCGGCCACGGTCAATAGTGCTGTTGAACCTGCTACCACGTCTAATGCATCCTTCGTTTCGTCAATCATTTTATTTAGCCACCCATCCAGTGTCGCCTGTACCAGACTCTTTTACATATAAAGAAGTACTCTCTCCCCCATCAGACCTCATGTATAAAGACCCTACTACAGCAGTTTGACTGCTTTCAGGAGTACCAGAACCAGCGTAAATAGATGGAGTACCGACTTTAATTGCTTTACCCGCAGGGAGGTCAATACCCGTAGCACTAGTGGATACGGCTGTAGCGCCGGAACCGTGCTTGAGGTCAATCGCGCCATCCACGTCCATTACAAAATTGTTTGCCCCACTAACAGTACCCATCTCAATATCAATGGCCTTAATAAGTAGGTTTCCAGAACCAGTTTCTTGGATGATGGAGTCACCAGAGGTAGCGTCGTGGTAGATTTGTAGATCACTACCAGCGCCAAATATAGCTCTAGAAGTGTCACTAAAAGTAATGTCGTCGCCAGCGGATACCGCGATGTCCTTACCCGAGGTGCTGTTACCCGCGTCAAGTACGTTTTCTAGTGTGCCGGACGGGACTACTACGTTGGTGCCATCACATACTAGAAGGGCGGTGCCGCCGTTGGGTACACTGATACCAGTCCCCGACGGTGTTTTTAGCGTCGCTGCTTGTCCACAAGTGTTCTGCACAACGAAGATCTTGGAGTTCGCAGGGCAAACAACTGTAGCCGCGCCTCCCAAGGCAGTGCTAGTATCCGTCAAAGTAAGGATAGCTGCCCTAGACCCCGAGGATGCGCCATCAACTATAGATAGCGTGTGAGAGTTACCTGCCCAAGTGTTGATTACCTTTCGTCCCGCAATGGCTTCTTCCACCATATTGGTAACTTTGTTATTTACTTCGTCGCCCCAAGTGCCATCTAGCTCCCCTTGTACAGGGAGTCCGAGCTTTAGGATTGTAGAATATGCTGTTGCCATTTTAGTATCTCGATTAAGTTAGTCTAACTATAGCATTATTTATGTCGGCAAGGGGGAACTGAACAGTGAACGTACCACTAGAAACTGTTTTAGGGCCACCAAAGTCTAGGACTACAACAGCGTATTTAGCGCCACCCCCCGCGTATATGATCGCTCCACTAGCAGTAAAGCTAGCGCTAGTCCACGAGGCGTCTGCAAAGTCCGCCATGATGGTACCTGTAGTAGCATCTTTGGAGGTCGTTAGTGCGATAGCCTTACCCGTTGTGTAACCTCCCGTAGCGGCAAGTTCTCCTACTCCAGAATTAAGGCTAGCTGTGGTTGGGCCTACATCAACACTGTCATCTATTAACGCTATAACCCAGCCACTAGAACTAGTCCAGTCAGGCGCGCTTGATAGTCCGTCTGGATTACCCAATAGGAACTGCTTAGCAACATTTGTAATACATTGTTCTATAGCCATTTACGCCACCGGTACCCTTATTTGTCCATCACGATATTCATCGCGTCTTTGTTTACCTTCAACGCGGATCTTGTACTCTGTTAGACTCTGCTGGAACATGTTGTCGTAGTTAGCAATAATATCCTGCTCCGCCTTCATAAAGCGTGCGGCTTCTACCAAGCACCCGTTAAGTAGTACATTAGGGAACTTACCTGACAGTATAGTCTCGCTAGTAGCGGGGTTTAGACTACTGCTGGTCAGGCTTATAGGTTCAGACGCATAACGTAATAAAACTTGTAAGCCGGTTGAGGTGATTGGCTGAACCTCTATAGTCGTGCCAGACGACCCCAACGCGTAGTACTGCGGTATGTTACTGTCTACTTCAGAATCTCCACCCGTATAAGGGAATGCCTCTCGAAGAAAAGACGCGTCTTTCTGTATGAGTTTAGTAGTCTTGCTGCCCGGATCTGTTAGAGACACGTCCAATATATACCTTAGATCGGCGGGCAGTATGACAGTACTAGCGCCGGAAGAAAGGCTTAAGGAATCGGTTTTTACAGCATCCCCGGAATCTGTGACCGCGAATATTTTATTTTCTACCTGAGTTATAAACAGGTTTAACTGGGCAGTTGTGAATGTCTGCTCAGTGATGTCTTGTATGTTCGCTATTAACTCGTTATACGTCATGTAATCTCTACCGTAACTGTTCCAACTTCTAGTTTTAATACCAAGAAGTTATCTAATACACCAAACCCCTCCCCATTAAACCCTACGGGATTGAATCTCGCCTGTTGAATTACTCTACTAGCCTCTAACCCCTGATCTGGTCGTGGGTCACGTAGCGCCTGTGGGTCATATACAGGAAACTCACCTAGTCTATTCTGTGGGTGATCCCCATTCCAACACGAAGGACACGCCTTTATATTTGTAGACGTACCTTTCCTAACTAAGCTCTTTAGCTGTTTCAGTTTGTACCTAAACCCGCACAGGTCACAAAAAGCGAATGCCTTTTTACCGGCAGCGAACTTACTGCCCATTATGGGTGCCCCATTCTAGGTACGAATCTGACCGACGCCTTCTCTCTATCTTCGTTAGCCGCCAAAGTAAATTGCTCGTCATACGCACTTTTTAACATAGGTAGTCTAGGCTCTAATTCCGGCACCTTCATAGCTATATAGTATGCTAGTCCTGCTACAAGGCAAGGGAAAAAGCGGAAGTTCATGTCCGCAGTTTGTATGCCGTCACCTGCGTCTTGTACTCTACGTATGCGGTAATAGTTTATAGAATACCCGGCTTTATCGGGTACAGGCCATACTGTAGCTACAGGTTTCTCTGCCCCCCGGTTAATCATAAGTTGTATGGGTCTGCCTTTAGACAACTTGTTTGGGATAGTCGCGTAAGTACTCACACTGATACGTGTTAGGCTAAGGTCGTTCTGAGTAGTCACGTTCCCTGTATTGGTACGTAAGGTATGTTCTAGTAGGTCAACAGTATCGGCGGGGAGGTCTACAGTTGCTACACCGCTAGTTAGGGTTACTGTACCTTCCTCGATAGTCCACATGTTGATGCCACGGTTCTGCCACTCAATAGTAAGCAGATTCATAGAGCGCCGAGCAGTACGTAGGTCGTAACCAGAGCGCATCTCGCGTCCAGCTCTCTCCCACGCCTCTTCGGCGATCTCGGTGAAATCCATGTCGAACGCTGTAGTATTCGATGTAGCCATTATTTTCCCCATCCTGATTTAGCTGTAACTTTAGCTTTCTTAGCTAGATCGCCGTAATGGAACAATCTTACACTGCTTTTACTATGAGTTTTACCAGTGTGAAGAGAGCCGTCAGCCATTTTATGTAGGCCGCCCTTATGCTCTTTACCGTCTTTTTTGTAGTGCTTAACGCCCATACCCATGGCTACTTCCTCCGCTTAGCAGGAGACACTCTACGTGGCTTACCCGCTGGTTGTCCTAGTCGATTCTTCTCGGCTATCTTACTCTTCTTCTCCGCACTAGACATCTCACCTGAGGTCTTTGGCGTCTTGGAAGATACACGCTTAGAAGGACGGCAGTAAGGAGTACCCCTACCCTCGCCTTTCTTTCTACCACAAGCCTTGCCGGTCTTAACGTCTTTCCAATCTTCCTTGAACCAACGCTTTAGAGACGCACCCTTCTCGGTTTTACGTACTCCACCGCCAGACTTATAATATTTACGCATTACTTACCAGCCTTCTTCTTTCGGCATTTAGCGATAGCTCCAGACGCATACGCGGAAGGGAAGACCTTGTAGCTGGCCTTCACCTTCTTATAGCATGAGTCTTTTACGGTACCGCCTTTCTTGTAGTACCTACGCATTAGCGCATCTTACAGGCTTTACCACCACGTGCCATACCGTAGCCACGTACCTTGCCGCCTTTCTTCATCTTAGGCATGCCTGCGAGTGCTTCCATACCCATTTCGCCACCCATAGCGCCAGCTTGTTTCTTACGCTTAGGTAGTTCCATCTTAGGCATCATACCCTTCTTAGGCATTGCTTTCTTCTTAGGCATTGCTTTCTTCTTGCTGGCTTTCTGTTTCTTTAGGTTTGCAATTGCCGCAGCAGCCTGTTCATCATCAAGCGGCATGTTGCCTTGCCCTTTCATAGGCATAACATCGCCACCATCCTGATACGCTTGCATCTTTCCGCCTTTCATCATCTTAGGCATTTTCTTTTTGGCTACTTCAGCCTCTGCCATACCTTCTTTCGTGTATGGGAATTTTTTACCAGCTACATTAGGCATCTTACGGCCCTCCAATTCTTTAGGTATTTGTGATCGTGAAATTGTCACCTAACACTTCCAACGCTTACGCGCTTGTCTTAGTCTTGAGTTAGGGTCTTTTGCTGCTTTAGGGAACTTCTTCATCTGCCCTGCGGAACGTGCGCAATAAGACTTACGTCTAGATGCGCGTTTTCCTTTAGGCTTATCTTCCGTTACAGCCGTTTTTAGTTTACTGCCGGGGTTGTTCTTACGGTATTTAGCTACACCTTTAGCGGTCATGCCCGCACCGGATTTAGTAGGACGTTTGTCGCCGCTCTTCTGGCTCATCCCCTTCATGCCGGTGCCGACCTTCCCACCTTTCGCTAGCTTATAACAAACTCCGAAATCATTACGCATAGTGTTAGCTCCAGAAAAACGTCATGGAGGTTATATTAGCCTTGTTTTGAAGCCATATTTCGTTCTGAAACCGTACACCGTTACCCGGAATGTTTACCGAATGTACGTCACTGTTAGAGAAGGTAATATCTAATAGTTCCTCCCCCCCGTCACCATCCAAAAGAATAATTCTAGGGTTACCACTACCGCCAGACTTAACCTGTAGCTGTCGTAGACGGGCAGGGCCACCACTAACTGACCCGGTAGCGGTTATACGTTTAGAAGTAATATCTACTTTTTGAGACATATCACCCTCCTAGGATAAAAACACAGTCATTGCTTCGAGGGCAGTAAATGTCGCTACATGTACCCCACTACGAAACAATATGCCGTCCGCAGGGATATTTACCGAGTGAGTATCACTAGTAGTAAAATCCAAATCAAGCAAAGTAGCACCTCCATTACCGTCCGTTAAGGTAAGTCTTGGGCTGCCACTACTAGAGGTAAAAACTTCGACCTGACGTAAACGCGCGGGGCCAGTAAAGTCAATATCCCCCGTGGCGTTTTTACGTACAGCAAACACATCTGAGCTAGACATACGCTACTCCTAGTTATTAAGCTGCGAAAACGAACGTGCCAGTAACACCTGTACCGATGCTATCAAGGTCAGTGGAAATGTTCCAAATACCCGCAGTAGTACAGTAGAAGTAAATACGTGATCCCGTGCTCATACAGTTAGTAGCAGCGTTAGCCGGAGTAAACTTCAATGCAGTTTCGCCTAGAGTAGAAACATCAAACGTCAATGCGTTAGTAGCGGTGCTCTCAACTACAGAGCCTGTAGCAAAAGCGTCAGTGCCTGCACAGTCAAAACGTAAGAAAGCGGTACCGCCAGCAGTGTCTTTGCTTTGCGAGTGGATACATACTACGCCTGCAGTAGCGGCAGGGAGAGTAGTAATCTGTTGAGCAGCGCCCGTAAATGGGTTGACGTTAATTCCGGCGACGTAGGTATTGGTAGCGCCAGTGGCTTTAGCAGTGACTGTTTGGCCAGCTAGAGTAGGTTGGAGATTTATACCTAGGACATCAGTGGTAAGATTACCATTAGAATCCATAGTAGTTTGAGCGGTGATTGCACCAGTGTCTTCGTTCTTTGAGATTACTTGGAAGCCGTTCTCAGAACGAACCGCACCAGAAAAAGTTGTATTAGCCATTATATAGTTCTCACATGTGAGTTAAGGCAAATCTGTCTACATGTCGTCAGTCGGGTCTGTCAGATTCACCGGATTGTTTCCCGATACATATAAACATACCACAGTGTGTAACTTTATGTCAAACATAAAAAAGGGGGCCGAAGCCCCCTTAGTACAACTTGTTACTACGCGATTAAGCGCCCGGAGATCCGAAGACACCCAGTGGGTCAGAAACGCCGAATGAATAGCGCTCACGAGCCTTGTAACGGCTGTTGCCTGTATCGAAGTCGCCGTCCATAGAAGTAGCCATTGGGCTACGAACGAAGTGCTTCAGGCCATTAGGGATGTCAGTAGTCAAGAACCAGTTGTCTGTATCAGTCAAGTAGTTATTGATAGTGTAACCCTGTGGTACAACACCGTTGCTCTTAATGGCGTTGAGATCGTTATCAGCAGTGCCTACGCGACCTTCAGTCTCCAACAAACGAGTAGCAACGAATTGCAGGTTTGGTGGAATGATTAGCTTCTTAGGCTTAGCAGCGATCAGGAGACCACGCTCGTCAGTCCAGCCAGCGATCTGAATAACAGCAGCTTCCAAAGAAGTTTCGTTAAGATCAGCAGCAACGGCTGGTTCGTTAGAGTTTACACCACCGCCAACCAATGGATGGTCAGTAGCACAAAGTGATTTACCATCACCATAAGTAGTGCCAGCAGCAAAAGCGTTGTTCAGAATGTCTGCGCCTTTAACCTGCTTAGTGTAAGCCATCGCACGAGCAAGCGCTTTAGTATAACGAGATGACAAAGAGTCATACAGGTTATCTTCAATTGCTTCTTCAGTGATAGCGAAACCCATAGCTACAGTTTCGTGAGTGTAACGAGCAGTGAATGCTTCTTGCGCGTTATCGTACTCAATTGCTGCACCTTCCGCCTTAGTTGGGGCAGAGCCAAAACCAGACAGCTTAGTTTCTTCTTCAAAAGAACGGTCAGAGTTTTCAGTCTCGAAAATCTCTTTGTGCTCTTCGCCATATTTTGCGTACTCTAAACCGAACAGTGCGTTCAGGCCGGGTAGCAATTCTTTTAGTAATTGACTTCTTGAAATAGCCATTAGTTATTTCTCCTATTATGACGTTACATCGCCGTTGGCGAATGCGTGGTATGAATTGTTGAACTTAACGAGGACGTCTGTGAAAGCATCGCCGACAGCAGATTGTCCAGCACGAGTACTAAAACCAACAATCTTAAATCCAGCGGTAGTATCTTTAGAAGATGCGTCAAGAGCCAGAATAGATTTACCAGTAGTAGTATTAACATCATCCGTATCAGGAGTAGATGCAAAGAACGTGTTCTGCCCAAGAGCAGTTTGAGCGACAGTGTTATCGCACTGAGCTTGGAAAGTAACGCCCGGATCAGTTACGACGAACGCAGTAGCGTCAGCAGTGTTAGCAGGGAAGTTCTGTGCAAAGATCAACTGACCTTCGCTGTTTACGTATTCACAACCAACGAATACACCCAAAGCACCGCCATTAGCAACACCAGCAAAATTGTTACCATCGTTAGCGGAACCTGTATCAACCGATAGCTGAACGAAACCATCTTTTAAAATTACGACTGAACCGTAACCGATGTTTACATTGTAACTGGCGGCTTTAATTAAGAAGGAGTCACGAGCGCCCGCGTAGGGAGTCCCGTCAGCCTTCTTTACGGGAACTAGCCCGTATGGAGTAGCTGTAGTAGCCATTATTATATACCTTATAAAATTTTAGTTTAGTTACCCTTTACCAAAGGTAACTTTCGATTTCCTATCATTAAAGATAGGCATTCTCGGATCATTTTCTCGCATCAGATTGTTGTCAACAGATTGAATCTGAGCCGTAGACTGCTGTCTATAGTAGTCATTTCGCTCGTCAACCATCTCTTGAGCTGCCTTACAAAGAATCAGTCCACCAATTACCACGTTGTCTTTAAACCTTTCGTTTTCAATAGCGACAAGTGTGATCTCTGGATGATCTGAAGCCTTTACTGGCTCCCAACCTTCACGAATTTTAGATGAGACGTTAGTAGCATCAACAGTACCTTGCGTGCTTGTACGAATCCAGCGAAATTTATATCCGTCTTGAGGGATTGGAGAAGGCAAAACTTCTGGTCTTTTCCAAGCGGTCTTACGGACAGTCTTCTCACGGGTTGTTACTTCACGATTAACTCTGTTATCAGTCATTATACTTTCCTCATCTCTTCAGCAACCTTTTTGGCGTATAGTTCTAGGGGAACTCCCAACTTCTTGGCGATAGCCACTTGTGTTTGCGTTAATGTGACCTTCTTAGGGGCCGTGCTCCGCGAAGCGGGTGCAACCACACTTGTCTTCCGTCTAGCTTTTGGTACTTCCTCATAAGTGTCTTCAAATTTATCTGGAAACACTTTCTGCATACGAGCATCAATAGTCTCGTAGTATTCATCACTTGTAGGGCTTACACCGTCATTTATTAACTCTTCGTGTACCCCCAAAGCATAGCCAGTCATGGCTTTGTCTGTGTTAAACCAAGAGTTTTCCTCTGCCCAACCTGAGGCGCGGTCATTTCTATTGGCTCTTTGTGGTATTTGTACACTACTTTCTTGGGCTTGTAAAGGTCTAAAATTCTTTACTTTGTCCGCCTTTAAACTCGCTGCATTTAGCTTCTCTTGTGCGTCTAGTAGTTTATCCGCGTCTCCTGCTTCATATGCGTTCTTATATGCACGTTTAGCAGCCATAGTCTCTAAAGCCGCTTGCTTTTTAGCTTGCTCAAGTAAAACGTCTTGGTTCTTACTAACAGTACCTTTGAGGTTTTTGTTCTCATCGACAAGCTGTTGCGCTACACGCTCTAGTTCTTCACGTTCCCGCTCAGCGCTCTCTTTTGCTCGGCGCTCATCATGGTAGCCTTTACTAAAGTGCTTAATACGGTTACGTACTTTCTCAGAGTAATTCTCTAGCTCCTCGTCAGTTACTTCTTCCGGGGGGGCTGACGCCTTACGCTTACGGTCTTTTTTAGGCGTATCGTCAACTACCTCAATACTAATTTCTTCTCCTTTTTTGGGGGCTTTACCTACTACTTCTGCACTGGAACTCTCGATCTCAACTTTATTTCCTACGTCGTCTCCCTCAGGAAACTCAAACTCTACTTTTTCAAAAGCCATAACTTACTCCTTACGCTCGTGATATTTCACGGGGGTCGCTAACGACAGCCTCTACAGAATCATCGTTCATCAAACGATACTCTAGACCATCAACTTTAAATCGCGTGCCAGTATTAGCACGGAACATTACATAATCGCCAGTCTCACACCAAGCGCCAGTAGGGAAGCGTTCTTTATCAGCGTAAGCACCTTTGCCTAACGCCATAACTCTACCCATAACAGACAAGATATGTTCATGGTTTTGATCTTTGGTAGACTTAATAATGCCACTACTACCGTAGGTTTCATCTACCTGCGGTATAGCTATTAAGACCCTGTAGCCCACTGGTCTGGGCAGCTTCTCAAGTAACTCACTATCTACATCACTTATATCAGTCATCGTCATCATCCAAAAAATTACGCGAAAGGTCGTTTACGTAAGATAAGCTGACTTTTAGACCTCGAATCAAGCCAACTACTTCCCGGTAATCGGCGTAGTCTTTCACTGCGCCCCCACCAAGATGTTCTTCTGCTACGGAGATTTGCTCCGTGATTTGTTTATTTAGCACGTCAAAGACGGTAGTCATAGTTATTCCTTAGGTTTTTTACTCGCCTCTAGCTTGACCTTACCTAACTCTAAATCAAGTTTGGTGTTTGCGGTCTTCCTATCGGCGGCTAGTTTTGCGCCCGCTTTCTGAGCGTCGATTTCCAGCTCTTGTTGCTTGAGCTGTAGTTCAGCCTGATCCATCTGGGCGTCGGACTGCTGTGCTTTAGCCTTGAGTTGTAGCTCTTGCATTTTGAATTGCGCATCGGTCTGGTCTTTCTGACCCTTGCGTTGTACTTCTGATTGCTTAATCTGTAGCTCCTGCTGCTGCATCTGGATGATTGGGTCTTGCTGTTTCTGCTGCGCTTGGGCTTGTGCGGCCTGCGCTTTATGCTCTTGCGAAACCTGACCGCCAGCGTTAGCTTGGAGTCTAGATAGTTGAACTTCGATCTCTGGAGGTAACTCTTCGTTTGGCTTAGGCAGCTTGACGCCGAGCTTGTCTTCCAGTTGCTTACGGTATCTAAACCCTATGTGCTCAGCGATATGTGCTTGTAGCGCCGCCATAATTTGCTTTGCTTGTGGGTTCTGTCCGATACCTTGCATAACCATTGGATCTTGCATAAACGCTTGGTGTGTTGCTATATGCGCTTCGTGGTCTTGCTCAATAAACGCTTTAATAGGCGTACCTGATAGTGCGTTCATGTTTTCGCTTACGGGATCAGTCAAGTTAATGTCCTCGTCCGTAGGCACTAGCTTATCTGCGTTCTTAATGCCTAAAACTTCAAGCATCTGGCGGTGCAACTGTGGTAAGTCGTAAATCTGCGGAGCCTTCTCCGCCATCTGTAGGGCTGCCTGATACTGTACAACGCGTTGGGCCATTGTAGAGCTGTTAGGGTCGCTTACAGGGATTACGTCCACCATAGCGTAGTCTGACGCACGCGCTGTTACTTCGCCTCTAGCAGGCTCGTAGGCGTACTCAGAGGGAGCTTCTTCTGCCATGATAGCTTTGAGCATCTTAAACTCTAACTTCATAGCGAAGTGAACTCGGGCTTGTACTGCTGCCATAGGCTTCAGCGTACGCTCTAGTAGCGCCAGCGTAGTGCCCACAGGGGCATTGGCTGACATGTCAGAGATGTTCATATCTGCGATAGCGCCTAATCTACGGCCTTCGTTAGTAATCTTATCCAATAGGGCTAGTAGGGTCTGGCTAGGCTCTTTATAAGGAAGAGTCATAATGTTGTCGCGGATGCTACCTGATGGCACATCTACGTCTTTAAACTCACCCGGCTCGATTGGAGAGTCGTCACCTTTGATACGTAAACCACGGGACTTCAAGCCACCCGGTAGGTTAGAAAGCGTACCAGAGTCCACCAATTGCCGTATAATCGACGTTCCTGCTTTAGCGTACCCACCTATAATGTGAATCAGTCCAAGGCCGTAGAAGCCAAATCCGGGCACATACACGTAGTGTACAAAATGCTGGCGCTTGAGAGTTAGGGGATCTGACTCATCCCAGTTACGGCGGATAGCTAGGATTTCTCCCGTGCCTCGCTCAATAGTAACTACGTAAGGCTTAGCGATGTCGTCTTCTTCAGAGTCGCCAGAACCGTCAATAACTAGGTCAGCATGGATCTCCATAAGGGTATATCGACTGTCGTCTGTTAGAGTGAAGCCGCCGTCTTCTGCTTTAGCCTCTTCGATGTCCGTATGGAACGACACAGGATCACCTAGCTCTATATCTGTATAGAAGCCGCTTACTTGTAACTTACGGATCTCGTTCTTGGTCTTGCGCATTATGTGGCAGACACGTTCGGCAGTCTCGATGTTAGACGCGCCGTATGGCACTATAACGTCTTCTGCGGGGATATAAAGGGCGCACTGCCGTCCCATATTAGGATCGAAGTAAACCTTCTTAAACGCGCTCCCTGCGAGTCCTAGGCTGTATAGCATACGCTCATGCTCAGAGCGGTACTCGACCATACGCTCGGTAAGTTCGTAGTTCATGTCCGCTTTCACGCGCTCTGCGGCCTCTACCTTCTCTTTATTCTCCATACCTAGGATCTTGACCTTAACAGGGCCAGCGGCGGGGAATGTCTCACTCATAGTCTCTGCTTGAAACCGAATAGCTGCTTCCGCTAGTATAGTAGAAGTCACGCCACAAGCGCCTTCCCAAGGAGTAGTACGCTCTTCGGTCTTAAATCCTAGGACATCTAGCCCTTTAACGTAGGCGTCTGCCCAGTCTTTCCGGCTGTCTTGGTCTGCCTCTACAAGCCCTAACAAGTCGCCAGAAAGCTCCTGAAGCTCCTTCTCATCTAAGGATTCAGCTAAATTTTCATCGAACCCACCTTCTCCCATCTCGTTTCCGGGGATGATAGTGATTTCTACAGAACCATCGTCAAG